AGCCCGCAAGTGGCCGTGCATATGGTTGCCACAATGATTGACGGGGTAGCCGGATGGACGGACCTCACCCCGCTTAGCGTATCAACAGAAGATGGGGATGATTTAACAACAATTGGCGGGGCTTCAGTACACCTGCATGACATGCTTTAACCCCCACGCCACAGGAGTCAGAATAATGGTTATTTCATTTTGCGACCACCCCGACAAAACAATATCAATATCATGGGTAAACAAGGCCAGCGGGTACAATAGCACAGGCCCAATCTGCAATGCCTGCGCGGCAAAGCTTTGCGAGGGTCTAAAGCAATTCCCCGGCGCCCAAGAGACAATCACCATAACCCCCACGCCACAGGAGGCAGAGGCGCTAATCCCGCTCTAGCGGATCGCCAGCGCCGCCAACCCAGCCGTCCCGCTTGTCGTACGTGTCGAGCTTCATGCCGCGCCGATTCACCCACGATGAACCATAGTCGTCAGTAGGCGCGAAAGGCTCCAGCCGTTGCCAATTCAGCCCGCCGATCCGTGCCGCAGCTAGATTGTGCTTGTGCCCGGTGTAGGCATGGCGGTGCCTGCATTCGGTCCAAAATGGGCAAACGTCTGCCAACTTGAGCGCAAGCATTGTGGGTGTCATTCTATCGCCGTGCTGCCCGAATATCGCAGTGCGCCCCCATTGGAATTGAAACAGTTCAGCAGGCGTCATGTCAATGCGAGCCCTGTCGTTGTTTGCCAGCCATTCGCGCAAAGCGAACGCAATCGCGCGGTGCGAGTTGGGGTCGTGGTTTCCGCGCAGCACCCGCACTAAAACCCGATCGTGATGCTCAAGCGCGCGCGTGACTGCATACTTGATTATGGCAATCCCGGTATCAAGCGCTTTGTACATGCGCGCGGAAACGTCGAGTGGGTGCTTGCTCCCCGGGGTCTGCGCCTTGTCGTCATCAGCGTGGAGGAAGTCCCCGCCCAGCAACAGCACGCAAGTGTCAGCGTGCGCTGCCCGGGATAAGACCTTTTCCATGCCTCGCATAAGATCATCACGCGCAAGTGTCAGGTTATAATCTTGCCCGCCCGTTTCTTCACCCCATGCGGCCATGCCCCAATGCACATCGAATAGGGGCAGCACGTTGCACAGATCTGCAACTGTGCTCTCAGGACGCAATACCGGCGCTAGTGGCGTCATACCCTCGAACGCCTCGCGCATTCGGCCAAGAACATCCTCCGATGTTTCAACCGGCGCGGTCCACCGCGTTGTGCCGGTCTTGTTGCCCGTTTTCGAGTCGTAATTGTGTATCCACCCGCCCTTGGCCTCAACGCCGTTTAGCCCCGCATTATTCATGGCCTTCTGTGCACCGCTGGACAAGTGCAAGCCCGCCCTTTTTGCAGCTTGGTACCGGCCTCGGAATGTGCCGTGCGGAATGCCGATTGCCTGCGCCGCATCTTTTTGCGACCCGTGGGCGCCCACAGCGTCAATGGCCTCTTGCATCTTTTCATGTGACATCGGCGGCGTTGGCACCGGCTTCGCCCCCGCTATCCGTCAATTCCCTCCGGCGGCGGCAAAAACCCCTCAAACGAAACGCCGCTGGCAATGAGGCATGTTACGCCGTCCGGTCTTGTTACTAACATAGTCCATGTGCCACTTGTGGCACTTGCAAACATCTCCAGCACGGCACCGTTTTCCATGAGCCCAATACTCCTAATGGATTCGCTGTATTTGCTAGCGAGGTGCTCGAGCACAACAGGCCGGAGCGCGCAATTTTCAGAAGCAAGGGCAGGGGTGGCGAACGCTGCAACAGCAAGGACTGCGATAAGGTTTTTCATGGTGTCGGCTCCTGTGTAAATTCTTCAACGGCACATTCATACTCTATGCCTCGATAGGCCATTGCGTCAACATAGCTGTCCCTGTGCGTTGGGCTTGTCTGTGATCTGGCCAGCTTGGTTGCTATGTGAAGCTGTGCCACTTCCCTCGCGGTCAGGTCTCGCCCTGTCCATGCGTTAAATATGTCCGCAATATGCTGCATGTTTTGGACAGGCGGGCCGTAGGTTTCGTTTCGATCGCCGGATGTCAGGTTTGCCGCCTCATGCAGGCATGATATGCGCAGGGGTTCGGTCATATCGCGCCATCCAAGATAACCAATAGTGGCAGGCACTTTCCACGGGCGGCGGGCATACTTTCGCCAGCCAGTGCACCAGCGCACGGCCCAACAAACGGCGCGCTGGCGTCAACTACCGCCGCCGCGCTTCCTGTCTGCAATGTTGTGCAGCCGTTTAATCCTGCCATCATCAGTGGCACCAATACCAAGATCCGCATTGTCAATCTCCTTGCGCGTGTTTATGTAGTTTTGTGCCTCAGCGTTTTCCGCTGCTGTGAGGGCATCCTCGGCTGCGTCTCTGCGCTGGGCCAAGATGATGCCCAGAAAGGCAAGGACAGCCACCACGGCCCCTAATATCCAGCGCACGGGGCGGCTGGATAGGATTGCGCCCCAGATCACGTTGCCCACCCGCGCCGCTTGGCCATCGCATAGACGCCCTCGACCGCTGCGCCCATGCCCAGAGACAGCACCAGCACAGCGTCAGGGTCCATTGCCAGCGTCTCGCCAACCTGTGAGCCTGCCAGATAGCCGATGCCGTAGCGCAGGATGATACGTGCGAAAGGTCCGAAGTTCATCATGTTCGGCTTCCTTTAATAAGGGATGCCAGTAATTCAAGGATCCGCGCGAACCAACCTTGTGGCTCACTTTTGGCGTTTTGTGGTTCACTTTTGGCGTTTTGTGGTTCACTTTTGCTAGGCTTCCGCACAGCAACGGACGCGACTACAGAGGCCCACCATGCGGCTGCGTCATAGCCGGGGCACTGCGTTGCCGCTTCGGGCATGTCCTTATGCCCCACGACTTCTGCGTTAGGAAAGCGCACCAGCAATTCCCGTATCAGCTTGATCTGTGCATCAATTTGCGCTGGCGTTCTGTTGTCAACACCCACGTTTATGGCGGCACGGGTCACGCCACCCTCAACACAAATACCGATTGAGTTTGAGTTGGACCCCCTGCAATGCGCCCCCACTTCAAACTTGCCGGGTTGTGACATATCGCGACCAGTCTCAACCATACCATTCTTTCGGATGAAGTAGTGGTAGCCGATCTCACGGAAACTACGCGCACGGTGCATTCGGTCAATGTCAGCAGCGGTGAAGTCGCTCTCGATTGGTGTGGCACTGTAGTGCTGCACGATGTACTGCACGCGGCTATCTGGCTGGTAGGTCATTTATCCATTCCTCTCAAAATCGTTTTGGTGTCTTTGTCGTACACCTTCAAGTAAACCACTCCACGATTGTTTCCTTGAAAAATAAGACGCCCCCCCATGCAATCGCGCCCAGCACGCCCAGCAGCATAAGCCCTCCGGTTATTCGTGCATGCACTGACGTGACCAGATCCGTGACAGGCTCGATATTATCCAGCCGCCGCAGAACATCAGCTTGCCCGTGCCGAATGTCACTGAGCTCTACGCTTGTGGCACGCCGCGCCCGTTCGGTTTCAGCCTGCGCAACTTTCCGCTCTTGCCGGTCCTCCTCCGCGCGACCATTCATGTGCTCAACCATGGCTGCAATTTCGGCAACTTGTTCTGCAATAGTTCTCGGCATTTAGCAAATTCCTTTGGCGGCGTTGAGGGTGCTGCGCGCCTCCTACAATGTCACGTATGTAATTAGGTTTGAAAACACCGCGTCACCTGCTGAGGCAGGCGTCCAGTACAGTCTGAAAAGATACCCCGACGCGTCATTATCCCGCAATGAAGTAGATGCCAAGTTGGCAGTTGAGCCAGTGCTAAGGCCCCCCGCAGCGGTCCAGACCCCTTCGTAAGAACCTGCTGAAACGCCCGGATCATTTATCACGCGCAGCTTTATAGTCCCGCGTGTGAACCCTGCTACAGACGGAATGTTTACAACGCCTAGTAGATTGGCGGCGCTCGGCGCGCCGTTACCGTGGAGAGTAAAAACCCCGCCCGAGTGTGCTTCTGCCAGTGTAAATTCCGCGTCAACCTCGAGAATAAAAGTCGGGCTGAACAGTGTGAATTTAGGCAGACGAAACGGCACCCAGTCCGCGCCGCCAAGCGATCCATCGGACAGGAGGGACGCGACGCCACCCACAGTGTCCACAGTGAACTGATTAGTCCCACCCGTTCTGCCTGACCTGACGTGCATGAACCTGCTGCCCAAGACGGATAGCCCTTGAATGGATGCCGTTCCGCGAGCAGTGTAAGCACTCATAGTTTCTGTTAAAGTTGGGAAAACGTCAGCCGATGCGTCGTCTTTCGCCTGATCCCAGATGCCGTTTTCTACGAGGATGATTTCAGACGTTGACGCCCGAAACGTGTTCCCCTGCGTTCTTATCCTCGCCGATTGACTGACCGCGCCGTTATGGGTCATTGTTCCGGTGTGCAAGCAATTTTCTACGTATGCAATCCCACCGCGCGAGACAGACCAAGGCACCTCACAGTTGTTAAACGTGATGCGCTCGTTAGCCCCAAACCCGCCAATGTTGGAGTTGCATCCGTAGTAAGAGCGAATGCCACCTGTTGCTCCGTCAATAATCCCGCCCTTTATATCCAGGCGAAGCCCTCGAAAATCGAAGGGGTATGGCGTATTCGCTGCGTGAAGGTTCCTACACGTCACATTTCCGCCGTACCAATAAACAATCCCATTTTGCGACCAATTGGCAAATTTGATGCTCTGAAAACCTATGTTTAGAAACCCGTTTTCAGAATTGCTGAGACCGCCGCGCATTGCCGCGTAGGTTGCGTTGCCTGTCCCGCTCCAAACAGTTTCAGGCACCGCGCCCAGCCCCCCGGCAGAACGACCGAAAACCTCAAGTGGATACCTGAAGTACGGCACCTTGCTGATCACAATCCCCGCATCGGTAAATGTTCCGGCCTCCATTTGAATTCTCCAGCGCCCATCCGCCGACTTGCTACCCAGTGCAAGCATGCGCGCCCATGCGGATCCAAACGTGGTGCCTTGTGCTGCTGTTCTCCCGTCCGCTTGCGCGCTTCCATCGTTAGTGCAGTAAATCACAACCAGTTGTGAGTTGCCTTTAGGGTTTGCGTGCCACGTGGAGCCATCTTGAAGGATGCTCCACGTCCCGTTAGTTGTAACATCCCACAGGTTCGGCACGTTTCCCGTGGCCAAGTATTGACCACCGCCGCGCAAGGACCGGCCTGCAATAAAGCAGTAAGCCACAGAGCCCACAAGCGCTGCTTGCATGTCTGTCGTGCCGGGGGTTGTGTTCGCCGCCCAGTGATCGGGGTACACGTCACCGTCAGGCGCCCATCTTTGCCCGTCTGCTGTGGTTAGCGCCGAGCTTGAAGCGTCGCGCTTGTACGCCAGCAACCCAACACCGCTACGAACAAATAGAATATCCTGAGCATCTGGCACATTCAGCAGCAGCGCCTCGGCCCGCGTTGGTGCGTATGTTGCCCCGTCATTGGACGGCGTAATGTCCACAGTCCAAGTGACGGTCCCCGACCCCGTTGACGCTGCCACGGTGTAAGTGTCCCGCTCTGCAAAGAATTGGACAAACGCAGTAGTCGCGTCAGCGTTAAACGGGTTTGTAATTGCGGTGCGCGATACATCAGAAAACAGAGTCGCCAGCGCGCCATCTGACGCGCGCCGGACCTCAACTTCAGCGCCCGGCACAACGTCCCCAGCCGCGTCTACAATCGTTGCATTAAATGAACCAAGGGCCATGCCTTAAACTCCGATAAGTGTATCTTGAATAACAAACGCGCCAACCTTGCTCGAGCTGATATTGCTCATGTCAGTTGCTCTGTCGGGGCCGTGTAGGGTGGCAGTGCAATATCTCCATCCTGCGTCACTAGCAGCGGCTCGGGGAATAGCGTTTCTTGCGGGGCGTTCGCGCCATGGGGCAGCAGCAGCGTCAGGTGCAGCACGCCGTCGACGCGCGTCACGTCGGAATCCAGCATGTCACAGTCCACCGCATCGCGGGGCCTTGTGTCGCCATCCTTCAGGGGGCCAAAGTCAAACGCCACCCCGTTGATGACCAGCGCCGTGCCGACCCGCCGCAAGGTCAGCGCTCGGTCGATACGAATTGGTGAAAAGCTTATCAGCATATTCGCCTCCATTAGAACCACCGCCCGCGCGCGGTCACTGTGTAAAGAAAAGAGCTAACGCTATTAAGGTTGGTCAAACCAAAAGACGCCTGCGTGGTAGACATAGAGTCCCGGTAGGTCGCCATTGACAAGGCCGGAATAGACCCGTTTGCCACGGACGCCCGTTGCGCTGTAAAGTCAATGTGGACATCAATCGCACTGATAAATGCAGCGGGATAGGTCCACGTGAAATCTTGCGTCGCGTCTTTCGCGATTGACTGGTTGGAGGTATTTCTCAATCTGCACATCTGCGTGCCGTCCGCAAACCTCACATACGTGCCGTTTGCG